ATTTGCACCAACTGGAATTACACTTTTTATCTTTGCAGTCGATTAAAACAAATACCTAACATTAACACGGATAATGCTACTGTAATGCAACAAATGTTTCAAGATTGTTTATCGCTTAAACGTGTGCCATACATGAATACTTCTAAAGCCACAAATATGGGTGGATTATTTTCTGGTTGTTCTTCTTTAGAAGAAATACCAGAATTAGATACTTCTTCTGCGACAACTCTTTTCTCTTTATTTAGTGGGTGTAGTAATCTTAAAAAAATACCGTTAACATTGAATACCAGTAACTGTAAAGAAATGAATAGCATGTTTCTTCGTACTTTAGCACTAGATTCTGCTCCAGTTATGGATACTAGTAATGTTAGTAGATTTGATCAAATGTTTAATACTTCTGGTGTTAGAACAGTTCCTGAATATGATTATTCTAAAGCCACAAATATATCTGATATGTTTCGTTTTTGCCGCACATTAACAGAAATCGGTGGAACGATGATGAATACGGGCCTTTCTTTAACTTCTGCAGATGAAGTATTCTACGAATGTTATTCCATCAATAAACTTCCGTATATTCAAAATCTCACAAACGTTACAAACACTACAGGAATGTTTTTTAACTGTCGTGGAGTTAAAGAGTACGGCCCTATGGATTGGAGTAAAGTCACAAACACCGGTGGCACAGCAACCACGACACGTATGTTCTACCAAAACTGGTCACTTAGTCGTTGCCAGATAACCGGAATAACCGCAACAGTTTCGTTTGAAAGTTGTTCACTAGGAGCAACAGCATTAAATGAAATATACACTAATTTAGGACCAGGAACAGGCAAGACTATTGTTGTTACAGGAAACTGGGGAACAGCAGCAGACGATCCTACTATAGCAACAGGTAAAGGCTGGACAGTAACAGGGTAATACCATGTACGAAGCAGGATTTTATAAAAACGAAGAAGGAAATTTATTGTACGGACCTAATTTCGTACTTAACGCTAATTACGAATTGCGAAAAGAAACTAAAGACCAACACACGTATCCTGTAGACGGATGGTGGTGGTTTGAAAACGAAACTCAAGCTAGAGAACATTTTGGATTGCCTCCAGCACCACAAAACGACGAATATATATTAGGAGATCCTTATGCCGGAAACGTATAAAAGTTATTTAAATATTATAGGAACGACTGCTTCAACCACTATATTTTCTGGAATTTCTGGAACAGGATTAGTAAATTCCATAAATGTGGCAAACGAAAGCGTATCTAACAGCAATTACATAACTTTAGAATTGGTTCGTGGATCCACAGGATACTCTATTATTACAGGTGCTTTAGTTCCACCACGAACCTCTTTTCAGGCTGTTGATGCTCCTATAGTGTTAGAAGAAAATGACAGTTTACGAGCAGTAGCAGGATATACATTCGGTATGGATATTATAGTTTCTATGATGCAAATAACTTGACTTTTCTGTTTTTGGGTGTATATTATGTTTATGTTGGAATATTATAAATTATATCCTGATGTAATCGGTCCGCATTTTGCCACAGAACAATCTGCGTGTTTCGATCTTCGAGCGTATCTGGGACCACACCTAACTCATATTACTGGATACTGCCAAAATAACCGTCAATGCGATCAAACTATTTATCAGGGAGCCACAGGTAGATACATTCAAATAGATCCGGGACAGCGTTTGCTGGTTCCTACAGGATTGATATTTAATATTCCTGCAGGCTTTTCTGTTCGTATTCACGCTCGTTCTGGTTTGTCTTTAAAGCAAGGCTTGGTTATGGCTAACGCTCAAGGTGTTATAGATTCAGATTATGTGGAAGAAAGTAAAATTATGATTCTTAACATTTCTACCGAACGCCATCAAATTTATCATGGAGATCGTATCGCTCAGGGCGAAATGGTTCATCAAGAACTTTACACCCTAGTTCCTACAGAAACTCGTCCAGAACAAAAAACTAATCGTTCCGGTGGATTTGGATCTACAGGAGTACACACATGACTAAAGATGAACTTATTCGTAACCATGAAGATTTGTGTTACGCTGCTCGTGAGTTAATGAAGAAAAAGAATGCAGATTACGCAGGCCGAAACGGTAAAGAACCGTTTGCTAATTTTACTCGCGTGGAAGCCATGGGCATTTGCCCTACAGAAGTTGGTTTTTTGGTGCGAATAACAGATAAAATGAGTCGCCTGTCTTCGTTTATGGAATCAGGCAAACTTGAAGTTGCCAACGAGTCTTTAGAGGATACAATAGTAGATGTGATTAACTATATGGTACTACTACACTCGTATCTAAAAGACAAGAAGCATGGCTGAATTTTATACTGCGGTACACCAGATCGGTGATCGAATTGTAGAAATTTATTATTCAGGTGGTAAGCGTAGCACAAGGGTGTCTCATTATCAGCCTACGTTGTTTGTTCCATCTTTAAAGTCTGATGCTCAATGGAAATCTTTAGACGGTCTTCCTTTAGAAGGATTTCAGCCCGGAAATATTTCTGAATGCCGAGAAACTGTTCAAAGATATTCTTCTGTTGCTAATTTTAAAATTTACGGTAACACAGACTGGGTGGCTCAATATATCGGAGACACGTATCCAGAAGAAATCCAATACGATTATAAAACTCTTCGTATCGGATTCTTAGATATTGAAACCGAATCAGAAAACGGATTTGCTACTCCTGATAATCCTTCAGAACGAATCAATGCTATCACTATAGAAACAGACGGCAAGCGAGTATCGTTTGCTTTAAACGAGTTTGATCTGCCTGATGTAGAGTGCCATGTGTTTGGCGACGAACGCCAAATGCTTCGATCATTCTTGGAATACTGGGAACTTCATTACCCTGATATCATTACCGGATGGAACATCAGATTCTACGATATTCCGTATATCTACGCACGAATTGCACGGTTGTTTGACGAGAAAACAGCCAAGCGATTGTCTCCTTTAAAGAAAGTTCAAGAAAAGATTATTAATCGTAAAGGAAAAGATCATAATGTGTTTGATCTTTTAGGTGTTGCAACACTGGATTACTACGAGCTGTACATCAAGTTCACTTACACCAATCGTGAATCTTACAGCCTGAATCATATTGCTAATGTGGAACTAGGAGAAGAAAAACTAGATTACTCTCAATACGACGGAATTAAAGAGTTTTACACTAAAGACTTTCAGAAGTTTATGGAGTATAACTCCCACGACGTTACTCTAGTTCAAAAACTGGACAAGAAACTGAAACTACTAGAACTGGTGGTGGCTCTGGCTTATAACGCCAAAGTTAATTTTACTGATGTGTTCTCTCAAGTAAAAACTTGGGATTGTATTATCTACCACCATCTGACAACTAAAAAGATTGCTATTCCGTTAAAGCCTGAAGCAGAAGAAAAAACACAACAATTTGAAGGTGCTTACGTTAAAGATCCTCAAGTAGGAATGCACCAGTGGATTGTGTCTTTCGATTTGGATTCTTTGTATCCCCATTTAATTATGGGTTATAATATTTCTCCAGAAACTAAAGATCCACTAGGCAAACGAAATACTCTTACCCCTGATTATATTCTTAATCCTGATACAGAAGAAGCTCAAAAGCAGTTTATTCGATATCAAGATCATTGGGAATACTCTCAAAAGCATAACACAACTATTGCTGCCAATGGTGTGTACTTTGCCCGTGATCGTCAAGGATTCCTGCCCCAACTGATGGAAACCATGTACGAAGAGCGTAAACTGTACAAGGAAAAAATGTTGGACGCTAAACGAAGATTAAAAGATCTTTCTAAAACCGCTCCACAAACTGAACGAGACCGATTAGATTTTGAAATTACCAAGTATCATAATTTTCAACTTGTCCGAAAAATTCAGTTAAATTCCGCTTTCGGCGCAATCGGAAATCCTTTCTTTAGGTTTTACGATATTGATTGTGCAGAAGCCATTACAGTTTCCGGAAAGTTGGCTATCCGTTGGATTGAACAAGAGTTAAACAAGTATCTGAACAAACTAGTAGGAACTACAGATATAGATTTCGTTATTGCATCTGATACCGATTCGGTGTATCTGTGTCTAGATCGTGTGGTTCAAAAGATTTTCAAGAATTCCACAACAGATGCAAGAATTACAGAAACGCTTGAAAAACTTTGTAAAGATAAGATTGAACCTTTTATTGCTGATCGATACGAAGAACTAGCCAAGCGTGTAAACGCATACGCTCAAAAGATGCACATGAAGCGTGAAAGTATTTGCAGCAAAGGAATCTGGACTGCAAAGAAACGGTACATGCTTAACGTAATGATGGGCGAAGACGGAGTACTTCTTAAAGAACCAGAATTAAAGATTATGGGTGTGGAAACTACAAGGTCTAGTACACCACAGATTGTGCGTAAAGCACTTAAGACCGCTATTAGTTTGATTATGACTGAAGGAGAGACTGCTGTTCAAAAGTTTGTGGAAGAATTCCGTGAAGAATTTGAGGTTGCTCCTATAGAAGAGATTGCGTTTCCACGATCTGTAAGTGGAATGGAAAAATATAGTTGTAGAACCGGAGTGTATAAAAAGTCTACTCCTATTGCTGTTAAAGGATCTCTGCTTTTCAATTATTTCTTAACCAAAAACGGAATGGATAAAAAGTATAAACTAATAGGTGAAGCAGATAAAGTTAAATTTATTTACTTGAAAGAACCTAATCCTCTTTCAGTTGTAAGTGGAAAAGAGCAAGTTATTGCTTTTATGAACCAAATTCCTAAAGAACTTCACCTAGATAAGTACGTGAACAGAGATCTACAATTTGAGAAATCTTTCAAAGATCCCTTGAAAACCATTCTAGATGTGTTACAATGGAGTGTAGAGTCACGTCCGTCTCTAGAACAATTCTTTGTGTAAGGAAGCACTATGGAAACAACAGTATTAGTAACTCTTTGTGGGTTAATAACAATTATCGTGATATGTGAATGGCTAGACAGAAAATGGAGCAAAGACGAATGAGCTTTTTAAATGATTTAATTAAAGAATCGGGAAATCAATATGCAGGCATGATTGAAGAAGGCATTGAAGGCAGTGATGTTCGTGGATTTATAGACACCGGATCTTACGCTTTTAATGCTCTTGTGTCTGGTTCATTATACGGTGGAATTGCAGATAACAAGATTATTGCTTTGGCCGGTGAATCAGCCACAGGCAAAACTTATTTTTCTATCGGTATGGTTCGTAAGTTTCTTGAAGATCGTAAAGACGGCATGGTGCTGTACTTTGATTCAGAGCAGGCTGTAACTTCAGACATGTTCTTGGATCGTGGTGTAGATCCTAAGCGTGTAGCCGTGTTTCCTGTGGCCACAATTGAAGAGTTCCGTGGTCAGCTAATCAAGATTGTAGACAAGTATCTAGAACAAGATGTGGATGAGCGTAAGCCTCTGATGGTTGTGCTGGATTCGCTGGGTATGTTGAGCACCAGCAAGGAAATGAACGACACTGCTGAAGGCAAGGAAGTGCGTGATATGACCCGTGCTCAAGTTATCAAGAGCACTTTCCGTGTTCTTACTTTGAAGCTTGGCAAGGCAGGTATTCCACTGGTAATGACTAATCATACCTACGATGTGGTGGGTTCATACGTTCCAACCAAAGAGATGGGCGGTGGTAGCGGCTTGAAGTATGCTGCTTCCACTATCGTTTACCTGTCCAAGAAGAAGGACAAGGATGCAGACGGTCAAGTAGTAGGTAACATTATTCACTGCAAACTATACAAGAGCCGTTTGACGAAAGAAAACCAGATGGTCGATGTCCGACTGAATTACGATAGCGGACTAAATCGTTACTATGGACTTCTTGACATTGCATTAAAATATGATATATTTAAGAAGGTGTCTACTCGTATCGAACTTCCCAACGGCGAGAAAGCGTTTGAGAAGAACATTAACGAAGATCCGGAAAAGTTTTTCACTGAGGAAGTAATGAAGCGTCTTGAAGAGGCAGTAGCAAAAGAATTTAAGTATGGACAGTGATTGAAACCTAAGAAAACTAAGTAATGAAAGATTTTGAAACAGTTCTGCTAGAAGCCCTCATTTTTCGTGAGGACTTCTACAAGAAAGTTATTCCTTTCATCAAGAAAGAATACTTTCACAACAAACCAGTGCAGATGCTCTGGTCTTGTGTTCACGATTTTATCATTAAGTATAACGCTTGCCCATCCAAGGAAGCAGTCAGTATTTGTCTAGAAAAGTTTAAAGGAATTAGTCAAGGCGAATATGATCAGTGTATGGAAATGTTGTCTGATTTCAGTAAGAAGTCTGCTGAAGAACACAATCTGGACTGGCTTGTAACAGAAACTGAAAACTTCTGCAAAGAAAAGGCTCTTTACAATGGAATTATGGAATCCATTCAAATTATTGATGGAAAGTCCAAAGACAAAACAAAGACTGCTATTCCAGATATTCTATCTGGTGCTCTTGCAGTTAGTTTTGATACTCATATCGGTCACGATTACTTGGAAGACTCAGAACAACGATACGAATTCTACCATACCGTAGAAAAGCGTATTCCTTTTGATCTGGAATTCTTTAATACCATTACTGCTGGCGGAACTCCTACGAAAACATTGAATATTGTTATGGCAGGAACAGGCGTAGGCAAGTCTTTGTTTTTGTGTCATCACGCTGCAAACTGTCTTAGTCAAGGCATGAATGTTCTGTATATTACGTGTGAGATGGCAGAAGAACGAATCGCGGAACGTATAGACGCTAATCTGCTAGACACAACTCTAGATTCTTTACGAGATCTTCCTAAAGATGTCTATGATCGCCGTATTGATAATTTAAAGAAAACTGTTAAAGGTAAACTGATTATTAAAGAGTATCCTACTGCTAGTGCCAGCACTAATCATTTTCGTATTCTGATTGATGAGTTATGGTTAAAGAAACGATTCAA